CCCTGTCGTTGCGCATCCTCCGTGCGGACGGTGGGGGATGCTCGCCTCCGTCAACCAGAAACGCTGGGGGGCGATGATCGGAGACGACGAAGGCTGCTTCCAGGCGGCACTCGCCTCCGTTCGCCAGTGGGGAGGAGTCCTAGAACATCCCGCCTACTCGCTCGCGTGGACCCACTTCGGTCTTCCTCGCCCCGTCTCACGGGGAGGATGGACATCGTCAATGGATGACGCTGGATACTCGATCGAGGTGTCGCAGAGCGCCTACGGGCACAAAGCACGAAAGCGAACATGGCTGTACGCGGTTGACACCGACCTTCCCGAGCTCCTGACCGGAGATCCCCGCGGAGAACACGTCATCGGCGCGGGCGTCCACAGCGGACAGGCGATGGGGAGAGGTCGTGTCGCAGAGCCGCTCAAAACGCCGATTGAGTTCCGTGATGTGCTGATCTCGATAGCCGAATCCGCCAAAGCTGCAGTATGAGCATCGCAGAGGACGAAGCGAAACTCGCCGTCATCGACGCGGAGCTCGCCCGACGCCAGCAAATCGCGGACGCACAGGAGTTGGCTGACAGCCTTCGGTTGTTCATCAATGAGGCGTGGAGGGTTCTGTTGCCGGCGCAGACGATGAAGTCGAACTGGCACATCGACGCCATCTGCGACCATTTGGAAGCCGTCTCGCGCGGCGAGATTAAACGGCTGCAAGTCTGGATCCCCCGCGCCATGATGAAATCCCTGTGCGTCAGCACGTTCTGGCCGGTGTGGGAATGGACCAAGAATCCGGGGTTGACGTACTGGTCGGCCTCCTACGACCTGTTCCTCGCGCAACAGCACGTCGGCAAGTCGCTGACGCTGCTTCAGTCGCCGTGGTTCCAGGCGCGGTGGGGCCATCTGTTCGAGATGCTGAAGATCGGGGAGCGGTTCTACTCGAACGACCACGGCGGCAAACGCTTGGCGACCGCACCCGGATCCACTGCTCTGGGCGTTCACGGCTCCCGCATCATCATTGATGACCCGATCAACTTCGCCGCAGCCGACGCCACCAGCCGCGTCGTCCTCGAGGGCACGAACGACTGGTACGGAGGAGCCGTCCAAGGCTCCAAAGAGGACCCAATCAACTCCGCCGAGATCATCATCATGCAGCGTTTGCACGAAAACGACGTCGCCGCCCACGCCCTGGAGATGTTCCCCGGCGAATGGGAAGTCCTGTGTTTGCCCGAACGCTTCGAGCACGACCACCCGCACCGCTTCCCGAAAGACCCCCGCAAGGAAGGACAACTGTTGTGGGAGGAGAGGCGCGGCGCGAAACAATCAGACGCCATGGCCCGCAGCCTCGGATCCCATCGAGCGTCCGCGCAGATGCAACAGCGCCCCAGCGCGCGGGAGGGCGAGATCCTGAAACGGTACTGGTGGCGCTTCTACGACCCCAAACTCTTCACCGACCCCACCCTCAAAGACCGCCAGCCCAAATTCCGCCTCGTCGTCCAGTCCGTGGATGCGCCGCTGAAGGACAAGCAGTCGAACGACCTCATCGCGATCCAAGCCTGGGCGGTAGCCGGAGCAGACAAATACCTAATCGACTTGCGGAAGGGCAACATGTCGTTCTCGCAGGCGAAGCGGGCGATCATCGAACAGGCACGGCACGTCAGGCAGATGTTCCCTCACTGCGGCCACCACATCCTCATCGAGTCCGCAGGCTACGGCGACGAGCTGGTGACAGAACTGAAACCGCTCCTCGGCGGCGTGACGAAACTGTCGCATGCGCGGGAGGGCGACAAGGTGCTCCGCGCCGAAGCCGCCTCCTCAGACCTCGAGTCCGGCAACTGCTACCTGCCCGGATACCGGATGGGAGCAGACGAGTTCTCCATGCCCGACGAATCCAGGTGTTCGGCGGACATCGTTGACTTCATCAACAGTTGCGCCGTGTTCCCGAACGGCCGCAACGACGACGACGTCGACTCGTTCACGCAGGCCGTCAACTGGATCCGCTCACGACCGCAAGGACGCAGCCGCACGTTCTCGTCCTTCAAAACCAGCCGCCGAACGTGATAGCATCTCGCGGATGAGAGAACTCCTCCGATCCGCCCGACTGTTGTGGATGGCAGCCGAAGTCATCGGCAACCAACGCCAAACCATCGAAGACCTCGCCGCCGACCGGGACGCCGTCGAGCTGGCGTATCAGCGGATCTGCCGCGACCTCATGGAACAATTCCTCATCACACTGGACATGCCTGAGGCGCACGACGAGATCCGCGAGCGGCTGGTGCAGTCGCTGGGGTTCTACCGCGACGAGATCGCCGTCCGCGAAGAACACGTATGAGCATCCGCGTCTGTGTCTCCACCTATGGAGACTTGAAGTGGGCGCGTCTCGCTAATGAGCGTGCGCTTCCGTCTGTCCCTTTGAACGTTGAGATCATCCCGATCCACGAACCAGACGGAACGATCTCGTCGTCACGTAACGCAGCCGCCGCCTACGGAGGCGACTATGACTGGCTCATTTATCTGGACGCCGACGACGAACTCGCCCCCGGCTACATCGGGGCGATGGAAGCCGCGATCGAACGCGCCGACAACGCGCGAACCCTGTTCACGCCCGCTGTCCAGACCGTCCGCCAAGGACGGACCCCCGGCCCACCCTCTTTCTTCCGGGAGGTGCCACTGAGGCAGGCGAACTGGTTGGTCATCGGCACGGTCGTGCATCGGGATCTGTTCTGGGAGGTCGGCGGGTTCCCCGAAGCCGAACACGGCTTGGAAGATTGGGGTCTTTGGAGCAAGTGCGCGCGTGTGGGCGCTGAGGTCGTGAAGGTGCCCGACGCCGTCTACCGGTACTGGGCGAACCCACAGTCGATGCACCGCCAAATGTGGCGCGACAAAAAAGCACAGGTCGCAGCCCATCGGCGGGTCGCACAAGAACTTGACGAATGGGAGGCGGCATATGCGGCCACGACTGCTTGACCTGTTCTGCGGTGCCGGCGGCGCGGGCGAGGGCTACCACCGCGCGGGCTTCGACGTGGTCGGTGTCGACATCAACCCGCAGCCCAACTATCCGTTCACGTTCGTGAGGGCGGACGTGATGAGGGTGTTCTGGGAAGGATTCTGGATCCTCGGCGGCATCAGCGACTTCGACGCCATCCACGCCTCGCCTCCCTGCCAGGCGTACTCCACAACGAAATCTTTGCACGATACCTCATACCCAGACCTCGTAGGGCCCGTCCGCGACCTGCTCCTCGAAACCGGTAAGCCCTATGTGATCGAGAACGTGGCGGGCGCACCCCTGATCCAGCCGTTCAAACTGTGCGGCTCGTCGTTCGGGCTGAACGTTTGGCGGCACCGGCTGTTCGAGACGAACTGGGATGTCGGGATGGTGCCCCCCTGCTCCCACCGGGAGTTCCCAGCGCCGATCGACGTCACAGGCACGGGCTCGAGACGCATCTACGATCGCCTCGACGGTGCAGGCGGCAACTCGCGGAAGCCTCGCAACCTCGAGGAGGCACAGACGGCGATGGGGATCGACTGGATGACCCGCCGTGAGCTGTCCGAAGCGATCCCGCCGGCCTACACAGAGTTCATCGGGTCGCAGCTTCTCGCGCACATCGGAGCACCCGTTGCCTAGCCTGGTCATCGTCGTCCCGGTATACAAACGCCCCCACCGCGTCGAGCCATTAGTTCGGTCGCTCGAGGAGTCAGGCGCGAAAGCACGCATCCTGTTCGTCGCGTCCCCGGAGGACCGGGAGGAGCTCGCGGCTCTCGAGTACGCAGGCGTCGATCACCTCGTCACCGAGAGCAGGCGGCGGATGGGTGATTGGGCGTCCAAGATCAATTTGGGCTACCGCAACACGACGGAGGACTGGATCGTGTGCTGCGGCGATGATGTTCACTTCCACCCGAAATGGGACACCCACATCCTCCTGAAAGCCGAGCTGACCGGTGCCAGGGTGATCGGCACGTCCGACATGAACCCGCGTGCTGATGTGGCTGGGATCTACTCGCCGCACCCGGCGGTGCATCGTTCGTATGCTGACGAGTTGGGGACTGTGGACGGTCCTGGGTCGATCATGTATGAGGGGTACGACCACAACTACCCCGACCGCGAGTTGGCGGCTACGGCGATTTGGCGGAAGGAATGGGCGTTCTGCCGGCGCGCGGTTCTTGAGCATCTGCACCCTGCGTTCTCTTCCGCCCCTCCTGACGCCACCTACCGTTTGGGGATGAGACAGTTCGGCAGGGACGGCCGGTTGTTCAGACAAAGGAGCAGACTGTGGCAGTAACGATGGTCGAGCAGCAGCCCGGATGCGGCCCCCCAGCGCCCGTGCCGATCTTGCAATGGGAGCGTGAGTTCGAGGTGCTGCTCAACTTGTACCGCCTCCTCGAACCGTCAAACGTGTTGGAGGTCGGCACCTACCACGGCGGCACCCTGTACCACTGGTTGCAGAACACCGCGCGACCTGGAGCGAGCATCGTGACGGTGGACTCGTATGCGGTCGGCGTCGACAACCGCGAACTGTACGACGGCTGGAACGCGAATGACACGGTGCTCCACGTCCTCGAGGGCGACTCGGCTGACCGCTGGATCATCAGCAAGATCGGAAGCCTCGGCCCCTACGACTTCGTGTTCATCGACGCAGGCCACTACTACAAAGAGGTCAAGACCGACTGGGAGAACTACCGGCCGATGGTCAAGAGCGGCGGCATGATCTGCCTCCACGACATCCTGACGCATCCGGCTTGGCCGTCGATCGAGGTCGGCCGTCTGTGGGAAGAGATCAAGAAAGACCATCTGACGTTCGAGATCGTCGCTGACCGGGACGCGGAGTGGGGAGGGATAGGTGTCGTGCTGTGCTGATCAACATCCTGACCGCCGTCAGCCGCCCCGACAACCTCCCGCAGCTCGAGGACAGCATCTACGCCGCCAACGACCTCGCCCCCGAAGTCGATGTGGAGTGGCACCGCTACGAAGACCTCGCGAAGGAGCATGTGGGCGGGCAACAGCCGAAGAACGTCATGCTCGACAGGATCGAACACGGCTGGGTCTGCATCCTGGACGACGACACCACCATGCACCCCTCGTATTTGCGACGTATATATAAGGCATACCGGCAGAACCCCTACGCGGACGCCATCGTGGTCACCCAGAAGCGCACAACGGGGGTTGTGTTGCAGGCTTGTCCGGAGAACATGGTGGTCGGCAAGGTCGACGCCGGCCAGGTGTGTCTGCGACGTTCGTTCATCGGCGGCTACCGGATCCCTGAGTTTTACGCTGGGGACGGTGAGTGGTTGGAGAACATGCTCACAGATAATCCGAATGTGGTGTTCCTGCCGCAGGTGCTGTCTTTACACAATGCGCTGTCGGGGATTGATGTCAGTGAGCCTCCGGAGAGGATGGCGTCGTGATTCTTCATTCGGTGATGATCACCTACGACCGCCTGTACGCCACCCAGAAATCGTTGGAGTCGTATCTGGAAACGGTGACGGTTCCATTCACCCTCGTCGTCGTGGACAACGGATCCACGGACGGAACAGTGAAGTGGCTGGCGAACGCCGCCGGATTGGACATGTTCCATGTCACGCTCCTGCCGCGCAACATGTATCCCGGTTATGCCTGCAATCAGGGATGGCAGCGCGCGCCCGAAGAGGCGACCCATCTGCACCGTGCCGACAACGATTGGGCCTACTACCCCGGCTGGTGCGACCACCTCGCCGCCGCCTTCCAAGATCCCAAGGTCGGACAGGTCGGCCTCCGCACCGACCTCGAGGAATCACATGGCGGCGTCCCGATCCCGTGGAACGTCGGAGGCAACTGCGTCATCCGACGCGAACTCTGGGACAAAGGATTGCGATACGACGAGCGCCCGTGGACGCAACTTCCGCCGGGCCACAGTGAGGACACGTACATGTCTCCGGCGGTGGCGGCGATGGGATACAAGTGGGTCCGGGTCGCGGAGCCCTGCATCTACGGCGTGTCGACGGACGAGAACCGCATGAACCCGTATTACAACCGGTCGTGGGGCGCACGCCGCATCTACGGGTTGCGGCCGTGGGCGGAGGACCTGAAATGACGGTGCCGCTCGACAACGCCTGGAACCAGGCCCAACTCGTTGTTGATGAGCAGGAGTTCACGCCGTGGGCGCAACCCGGGTGGCTCGCCCACAACGGACAATCCCCAGAAGTCGCCGTCATGGACTTCGCCCGCACACTCGTCCGCATGATGAACCCTAGTCTCGTCATCGAAACAGGGGTTGGTCAGGGCTACATGACGAGGTCGATCGCGGCCGCTTTGAACGACGGCTGTTTGGTTGCGTTCGAGTCGGATGATGAGTGGCGCGACATGATGTGGCCGTTGGAGTTCTGGCGGTTCCGCAACAACACCCAACTCTCACCGAACCCGATGCCGACCGCGGAACAGCTCGCCGCCGCCGACCTGTGTGTGTTCGATTCCGACTTCCACTACCGCTTCATAGAAATCACGACTTGGAGCGAGGTGGCCCAACCGGGAGCGGTCGCGTTGATCCATGACACGTCCGACCGGGACGGCACCGTTCACCAGACCGTGCGTGAACTGATCGGTGATCTGGGTATGACAGGGGTGTTCTTGCAGAACCCGCGTGGCTGCTTCATGGCAGTCCAACCGCAAAGGAGCGAATGATGCCCGTCACGTACAGCAACGAATCAGAGGGCCCGTCGACGCGCGGCCTCGGAGGCGACGGCGAGTCCCGTCCGACGACGGCGGTTACGTCCTCGAGCCAGATGACCAAAGCCGCGTTGCAGGAGCTCGCAGAGTCGCGGGGCCTTCCGACGTCCGGCAGCAAGTCCGACCTGATCGACAGGCTAGCCGGCGTCGAAGGTTCCGGTGCCCAACGTGCCTGAGCCGACGATCACCGTCCACCCTCCCGCGCAGACATGGCCGTGCGGATACGTGTGGCCCGAACAGCCGAAAGAATCGAAGAAGAAAAAGAAGAAAGGCAAGAAGTGAGAACGCCTGACTGGTGGTCCGCCACGCTGCTCGCGCTAGCAGCGTGGCGCACCTTCCACCTGCTGGCGTTCGACGACATTCTGGACCGGCCGCGCCGTTACATAACGCGGCTGTCTCCGAAATGGAGGGAAGAAGGAGACGCCACCGGGGACGACTACCGCGAAGGGTTGGCGAACTTCCTGACGTGCCCATATTGTTGTGGGTTTTACCTGTCTCTCGGTGTATACTTGTTCTGGTTATGGCTTCCGGAGGCGACTCTCGTAGTGTGCATGCCCTTCGCGTTGAACGCGGGCGTGATAGCAGCACAGAGACTTCTCAGTTCGGAGTAGGACTGTGTGAGTGCGGGTGTGGTCAGGAGACGACCAAGGCTCGCCAAACAGACAAGGTCAAAGGATGGGTTAGGGGCGAACCGCTCCGGTTCATCCTTGGACATGCCAACCGAACCAAGAGTCGTCCTCCCATCTGCGAGGACGATTACCTCGTTGAGGATCGCGGTCATCAGACTCCCTGCTGGATCTTGAAGGGGTTCACGACTAATAAGGGCTATGGGCGCGTCACCATTGCGGGACGGTCGCAGTATGCCCACCGCGCGATGTACGAGCAGGAAGTCGGGCCGATCCCTGCTGGACTCCACCTAGACCATCTGTGCCGACAGACGAAGTGCATGCGCCCGGATCATCTTGAACCCGTGACTCATGCGAAGAATCTTCAACGCGGATCGGGGACGAAGTTGACCGAGAAGCAAGTGATGGAGATTCGTTCGGTTCCGAAAGGGTTGTTCACTAACAAGGAACTTGCCGCCATGTACGGGATTTCCGAGTCGCACATGTCGCGCGTCCGCCGTGGCGTCAAGTACGTGTTGTCCACCAGATGATGTACGCTCCCGCGCGACTAGTCATCGCGTTAGGAAAGGTGGGCACATGTGCGGTTGCCGTAAGCCGAAGAAGCCCGTTCCGGGTCAGTAGCCAAGCGTGGCTCTCCCCGAAAGGCGCTCGACCGGTAGGGCGCTAACTGCGTCTGCCGTCAAACTGACGGCCCCACAAACGGCGTACTCGAAGCGTCTCTCGCAACCGTGGCAGTACCGGTCGATGTCGTACTACGACACGATCGGGGAGATCAACTTCACCTCCAAATTCCTCGCCCGCCAAATATCCAGGGTCATCTTCTACCCGGCGAAGCAGCTCGAGGACCAAACGTTGGAACGGATCACCAGTGGCCCTCCGGTGGACATCCTGAATCAGGTGCAAGACCCGGGCGGCGGTCGGTCGCAGTTCCTGTTCGACTACGGCCGCTTGCAGTTCCTGACCGGCGAGGGTGTTCTGTTCGGCTATGCGGACGGCACGAAGTGGAAGTTCCTCTGGAAAGACGAAGTTAAGCCTTTGGGTGACGGTGTGTATGTGCGGGTGAACTGGGAGCAGGAAGAGACGGACGAGGTCGGTGTCGCCTACCGCTTCTGGACCCCGTCACCGCGCTGGTCTGATCAGGCCGACGCACCGATGAGGGCCGTGCAGGACATCTGCGAGGAACTGTTGATCCTGACGCTTGGTGTTCGCGCGACGGCGTTGACGCGTCTGACGAACGGGATCATCAAGATCCCTACCCAGCTCTCACCGAATCCTCTCAGTGCGGGGATGGATGAGGATCCGGAGCAGAACCCGTGGCTGGCCGACTGGATGGAACACGTCGCCGCCCAAATCGACAACCCCGGCTCCGTCGAAGCGAGGATCCCGTTCCTGGTCGAGGGGGACTATGAGTATTTGGATCAGCTTCAGTGGATGAAGACGCATGATCCGGCAACGGATTACATGGAGCGGGATCTCCGCAAGGAAGCGATCGAACGTCTGGCTCTTTCGCTCGACATGTCGCCGGAGGATCTGTTGGGCTACACGAACGCGAACCACTGGACGGGACGTCAGGTGCAGTTGGATCGGTGGCGGATGTTCGGGTTCAACAAGGCGGAGCAGTTCGCGACGGCTCTTTCGGACGCGTATTTGAGGCCTGCGTTACGTGACGAGGACTATCCGGATTGGGAGAACGTCGTGATCGGTTTCGATGACTCCCAGGTCGTCATCAGCCCAGACCGCACCGAAGATGCCCTCAAAGCGAACGCCGCGGGTCTTCTGTCGGGCGAGTCGACGCGGATGGCGTTGGGTTGGGGCGAGAAGGACGCGATGGTGGGTGAGGAGAAGGACGAGTGGTTGGCGATCAAGCTGCGGGATCCGCAGATCATCGGTGCTCCCGCCACTGAGCGCCTCACCGAAACAGGGCCAGGAGGGCCTCCATTGGCAGGTCCGACGGCGCAGGCGAAGATCGGAACCAACCCCTCAGACGGGCCACCGAAGCCGGGAACCAACAGCGGTGTTTCGAGGAGAGAGTCGGTGTCGGCGTCGTTGGTGGCTGGTGCGGCGCAGATGGGGTTGCATCGCTGCCGCGAGCTCGCCGGCGCACGGATACAGTTGAAGTGCAAGGATTGCGGCAACGGCTCTGAGAAGTCGATGGTTGCGTCCGTGATCGGCCAGTCCGAATACACCCATGATCCGGCTGCTTTGGTGAAGGATGGCGCTGACGGCTTCCGCGCGCTCCTTGTTGAGTGGGGTGTTCCGGTGATGCAGGCGACGAAGCTGAAGCAGATGCTCGAGCTGTACGCCGCCCGCACGTTGTTCGAGCCGCAGATGCCAGAGTTGCCGTCAGGGTTTGTGGCAACCATAGAGAAGTTGAAGGAGGGTCAAGATGCCTTGGTCGTTGCAAAATAGGGACGGCAAGTGGTGCGTGGTGAAGCAGGGCGCTGCTGATCCGGTTCCCGGCGGCTGCCATCCCGACCGTGCGTCCGCGATCAAGCATCAGCGCGCCCTGTACGCGAACGAAGCGAGGGTGGCTTCGATGTACGCCGAGCTCGACGCGCAACCCGACGAGGTTCTCGAGCCGGTCGTCGCTGCTGTGCCGCCGACGTCTCCGGTGATGGCCGAGATCCTCGCTCTGTTGGCGCGGGATCAGCAGGAAAAATCGTTGGTGGCGTCGATGGCTGAGTCTCAGTCGATAGCCCGCCAAGAGGCGGCACAGGACAGGCAGGCTCTGGTGGCCGCGTTGGAAGCGATCGGCGCGAAAGACCCCGTCATCAACGTCCACACACCAGCGATCACGGTTGAACCGACACCTGTGACGTTGTCCCCGATGATCACTGTCGAGCAGCCCGCGATCACGGTCGAGGCTCCGAACGTGAACGTCCCGGCCGCGCAGATCACGGTGCAGCCCGCCGACGTGAACGTGGTGTTGCCGGAGCGGACGAAGACGGTGACGTTCGAGCGGGATCCATTGACGCATGAGGTCACGTCGGCGGAAGTAACCGAGACGTAAGAGTGTGGCAGACAAAAAGATCAGCCAGTTGGTCGATGGTGGCGTCCCTCAGGCCACCGACGAGTTCGTCGTTGACCGGGCGGGTCTTGACAACTTCAAGATCGACTGGGCCTCGATGCAGGCCGCTGCCGCTGGTGCCACTGGGCCGACGGGAGCAACGGGTGTAGCAGGGGCTACCGGCGTTACTGGGGCCACCGGCTCCGGCGCGACCGGAACGACAGGCGCTACGGGTGTTACGGGGTCGACGGGTGCGACGGGCGTCACCGGAGCGACCGGGGCGGGAACGACGGGTGCCACTGGCGTCACCGGATCGACGGGATCGCAGGGAGCGACTGGTGTCACCGGAGCTACGGGGTCGGGAGCTACCGGGGCGACCGGTGTCACGGGCGCTACTGGCGCTGGCGGCGGCGCTTCCGGCCCGACTGGTGCGACGGGTGTTCAGGGCGCAACCGGTGTAACTGGTGCGACGGGTTCCGGCGCGACGGGCACCACAGGAGCTACGGGCGCGAACGGCGCGACTGGTGTGACAGGACCGACCGGAGCGACGGGCGTCACGGGTGCGACCGGTGTTGCGGGCCAGGACGGCATCGACGGGCAGACCGGTTCGACGGGCGTAACGGGTGCTACCGGCGCGAACGGAGCCACAGGAGTTACTGGTGCCACCGGAGTTACAGGGGCAACAGGCACCGCCGGGGCGGCTGGGGCTACTGGAACGACGGGCGCTACGGGAACGACCGGGGCAGCCGGAGCAACAGGAGTGACAGGAGCTACAGGCTCCGTCGGGGCGACAGGAACGACGGGCGGAACGGGTGTCACGGGCGCAACGGGCGTCCAGGGCATCCAGGGTCTTGACGGGCTCGACGGTGAGAAGGGCGCGACCGGTGTTGTCGGCGCTACCGGAACGGCGGGAACGACTGGTGCGACGGGAACCGCTGGTGCGGCCGGGGCTACTGGTGTAACCGGGGCGACCGGCACGGCTGGTGCGGCAGGAGCAACAGGTGTAACCGGTGCAACAGGAGTGACGGGCGCAACGGGTGTGACTGGCGCTACCGGAGTGACGGGTGCCACGGGAACCACGGGTGCCGTCGGCGCTACGGGTGTTACCGGGGCGACGGGAACACAGGGGATACAGGGGTTGGACGGACTGGACGGAGACAAAGGCGCGACCGGAGCAGCGGGCGCGACCGGTGTCACGGGAGCGACAGGCACCACCGGGACAACAGGAGCGACAGGCACGACGGGCGCGAACGGAGCCACTGGCGTAACAGGCGCTACGGGAACGGGAACAACAGGAGCCACGGGAGTGACGGGCGCGACCGGTGCGAACGGCGCTACTGGAGTAACTGGAGCTACGGGTGTTCAGGGGATTCAGGGGCTCGACGGCCTCGATGGAGAGAAGGGAGCGACCGGTGTAACGGGTGCTGTTGGTGCTACGGGAACGACGGGCGCAACAGGGTCCGGAGCGACCGGTGTAACAGGCGCAACCGGAGTCACGGGTGCCACGGGGCCGAAGGCGTCAGGTCAGTTGTTCCTTTCCGGTGCGGGCATGTGGCCTTCGACCGCCACCGGCGCTTCGGGGCCGGTGTTGGCGAACTTCGCGACGAACGGCGTCGACGTGTACGTCCTCGACTTCGCTGACGGCGCGGCGAAACTGTTCGCGCAAGCCACGATCGTGATGCCGTCCGACTGGGACGCGGGCACCGTCACCGCGACGTTCTACTGGACAGCCAACACCACCTCCACCAACAACTGCCTCTTGGGATGCGCCGGCCGCTCGTATGGGAACTTCGAGACGATAGATCAGGCACCAGGCACCGAACAGACCGTCACGGACGCGCTGAACGGGACAGCGAACCAGCTCGCGATCACAGCAGCGACAGCAGCTATAACGCTGACGGGGGCGGCGGCGTCGGAGATGGTGCAGTTCAGGATCTCGAGGGATCCGACCTCCGGGTCTGACACTCTTGCTGCGACGGTTCGTATTATCGGCGTCATGATCTCCTACACAAGGACATAAGCAAATGGCTGTTACCGCCCAGGGCACCGGCACCCAGACTTCCGTGATCGGCACCGAACACACGCTGCTCGACATCGCCGTCGCGGGCACATTCACGCTGCACGTCGACCTCGTCAACATGGCGTCGGGTGACACGCTTCTGCTGCGCTGGTACCAGATCATCCTGACCGGCGGCACAAGGCGAACCGTCTACTTCCAGAACTACATCGACGCGCAAGGCGGCGACAACACCTATCCGCGGATCGCTATTTCGGTGCCTATTTCGAACGAGCTCACCGACGCCGGGTCGTTGCGCGCCACGTTGCAGCAGACGACGGGGTCGGTCAGGAACTACGACTGGAAAGTGCTCAAGTACAGCTGATGCCTGACTTCAGCGCCAGAGGCTCGTTCGGAAGGATGCCGTACTCCATATCTAACTATGGGGACACCGGCCTTGGCGACTACATGCGCGGGTCAACGACGAGTGCTGGCACTGCGACCCTATGGACGACGGCGAACACGGCTGTCTACTGTCCTTTCGTGTTGACGTGGCCGTATCTGGCCCAGAAAATCGGTTTCCAGGTTACCACCCAGAGCGGCAACTGTGACGTCGGCATCTACGACGAGAAGGGGACACGTCTCATTTCCGCTGGTTCAACAGCGGTCGCTGCCGCCGGGTTGCAGGTAGTCAATATCACAGACACCTGGCTTTTGCCGGGAACGTACTTCATGGCGATTAATGTCGACAACACCACCGCTGCGTTCCTCGCCGTGTCCACGATCGCGGCTGCGTCGCGGACGGCTGGTATTCAGCAGCAAGCAGTAGGGGCTGTGACGCTTCCGAACCCAGCCACGTTTGCGACCTACACAGCACGTTCGACGCCGCTAATGATCATCTCAGGGGCAACGATATGAGCGACTGGCCCGACGACCAACTACCCCTTTTCCTCTCGACGTTCTCTTCATATGGTCCACTGCCGGTCATCAGATTGGCGCAGGGATCAACACAGGCTGTGTCCATTACATGGTCGGCCAACAGAGCGGTGTATATGCCGATGATCATCCCCTGGGAGTATCCCGTGAAACGGGTGTGGTGGTGTAACGGATCGGTCATCGGGAATAACGTCGACTTCGGGATCTATTCGCCGTCTGGCGCAAGGCTTTACAGCACCGGATCGACAGCCCAGGTAGGAACGAGCGTTCCGCAATACGTGACACCGTCAGTCCCGTTCGTTCTCCCGGCAGGAATGTACTACTTCGCTTATGCCTGCGATACATCGAACGCGAACAGAGCATTCGGGAATGTAGTGACAACGGCGGCGAACGGCGCTGTCGGTGGTCTTCTGAGCCAAGCGTCGGCGTTTGCGCTGCCCGCGACCGCGACGTTCGCGACCTACGGCACCCCCGGTCTCGAGCTGTGCGGCATCACCCGCACCGAGAGCGGATACTGATGGCGAACCCTTCCACCCGCAACATCATTCCGCTGCTCCAGTTCGCGGTGGCTCCTACCGTGTATGTGCCGCGGTCGCCCGGTGTTGACTCCGGGTTCGGTCATTTCTACTGGAACGACAGGAAAGCCACCGTTCCGCAAGGGTGGCCCGACATGAACAACACGAAGGAGGAAAAAGCATGGCAGGATATTTGCCCGCCACCCTGATCACCGCGAAAGTGATGGGGAACGGCGCGGCCAACATCGCGACATGGCGCTACCAGAACACCGCTGGCGCACTCACGTTCGGCGTCGTCCGCACCAACGTCTTCAACAGCGTCTCCGCAAGGGCGATCACGGTCGAGCAGGGCTCGACGGCCGCGGACACGGCAGCTCAGAAGATCCTCGACGCCTACATCCTGACCGTCAACGTGCCGTACATCCTGAACGGCTGGTTCACCGTCCAGAACAGCGACTACTGGGAAGGGTTCGCGAACAACACCGATGTCGTCGCGGCAGCGTACGGCTACACGTTCAGCTAGATGGGCGACCTCGACTACATGGCGTCCCGCTTCGACCACCTTGTGCTTGGGCCGGTGAAGCGGGGCGTCGTCGTCTACGTCTGCCCAACGTGCAATCATTCCGTTCGTACGGACGGCGACGGCCTCGAGCCGGCATGCACCGGTCCGTCGTGGAGGGACGAGCATCCTTTGACACCGATGCGGAAGACGGGCGTGGACATGGAGCGAACACGGTGAGCCTGAACGAGGACGGAACAGCCCAGGATTGGGAGCAATCGTGGTGGGGGACGTGTACGAACACGTTCGGGGAGGAAGCGAAACAGATCACCTACGCCCACCGAATGGGATTGGTAAACGCACCGCAGGATGGCAAGTGGCCCGTCTACGACCTCAACGGATATTCGGTACTCGACCTCGGCGGCGGACCGACGTCGCTGCTGCTGAAAACGATCAACGGCTGGGGTGCTGTCGTTGACCCGTGCCCGTACCCGGAATGGGTCGCGGCACGGTACGCGGCGGCGGGTGTCTTCTACCACGTCGAAACAGCAGAAGCCTTCAATAACCCGTATGACGAGAAGCTGTCGGAATGCTGGGTCTACAACGTGTTGCAGCACGTCGAAGACCCGGAGAAGGTGATCGCGACCGCCAAAGCCTGTGCGCATATGTTGCGGATGTTCGAGTGGGTCGAAACCGAAACCAACATCGGCCACCCACACACACTCCACGCCGACGAGCTCAACAAGTGGATCGGCGGCGAGGGGACGGTCGAGATGGTGAACGAGAACGGCGCAGTCGGGTTGGCTTACTACGGCACGTTCGTGCTGTGAGCAGCCAGACCCTCCACGTCCTCGGACTCCCCCATACGCAAACGACGTCTGACTACGCGACGTGCGCGTACACGCAGAGGATCGTGAAGTTCTGCCGGATGATGACGGGTCAGGGTCGCAAAGTCATCCTTTATTCGGGCGAACTGAACGAAGCACCCTGCGACGAACACGTCCCGCTCCTCACCGAAGCAAGGCGACAAGAGTGGTTCGGAGCACCCGACGAAAACGATTTGGATCGCGGCGGCTTCTCATGGGACTCGTCCAAGCCGTGGTGGCAGGAGATGAACGGCCGCGCCATCGGAGAAATCAGGCAGCGGATGCAGCCCACCGATCTGTTGTGCATCTCCGCCGGCCAGTCTCAGGGACTTGTGGCTGATGCGATTCCGGAGATGATCGGCGCGGAGATCATGGTCGGCTACCGCGGCATCATCGTGAAACCCAGGTTGTCTCCTGTGTTCGCCGCGTTCGAGTCGCAGTCTCACCGGGCGATGGTGTACGGCGAACTCGGGTTGCAGAACTTCCCCAGGCGGGGCGACGTGGTGATCCCGAACCAGTTCGACCCCGACGAGCTCCCACTCGGCGGCGGCGGCGATTACCTGTTGTTCGTCGGACGGCTGATCCCGCTGAAAGGCATCACGGAAGCGTGCTTCATCGCTGATGCGTTGGACATGCGGCTGGTGGTTGCGGGTCCGGGAGCGGTGGAGCACAGGCCGGGGTATTTGCGGTCGACGGAGGGCGAGTGGGCCGCACGGCATCTCGAATACGTGGGTCCGGTTGGGATCGAGGACCGCGCTGTGCTGATGGGAGAGGCCGCTGTCACCCTTGTGCCGACGTTGTATGCGGAGCCGTTCGGCGGCGTCGCCGTTGAGTCGATGATGTGCGGCACTCCTGTCGTGACGACGGACTTCGGTGCGTTCACCGACACCGTCGTTGAAGGAGTGTCGGGCTACCGGTTCCAGACGCTGCAAGAAGCCGTCGACGGAACCGTCGCGGCGATGGAACTGGACCGCGTCGACGTGAGCGACTACGCGCTCTCCCGCTATTCGATGGACGCTGTTCGGCCGGCGTACGAAAGGTGGTTCGACAATTTGGATCTTCTGTGGGGCGAAGGATTCACGAAACTCAGGGATAAGGTTTCGGCATGAGCTGCTATCTCGTCCAGGAAGTGGATGGTGTGGGCCGGTTCGAGCTGGAGGACGGCTCGGGGTTTCTTGTGTTGGAGAACTGTGTTCCGACACCTCCGACTCCTGGGGTGGGCGGGCCGATGACCAGGGGTCGCCGTAAGCGGTTGGAGCAAATCATGGCGGAGGACGATTGGTTGGCTGTCGTCCTGAATGAGGTATAAGATGCCGCGCATGTTTCCGATCCGTCCGCCGCGCGCATGGTTCGACATGGAAGAGCCCGACGTTGCGACGCCGCTGACGTTCGAGAAGAATGGCCGCGTCTATGGCCATCTTGCGTTGTGGGGGTCCTGCCATACCGGCTTTCTGAATGGCGCGGTGGCTGAGTGCGTCCAGCCGCCCGCTTCGAAGAGCGACTACCAGCACTACCACCTTGGCACGTTGGAGACGGATGGAGGAGATGTTCGTGTCGGAAAGATCACATACGCCACCGGACACGCTCCCCTATCAGCTTCTGCACGGGTGGCTGCTGACCACTACGACCATACCGGCTCGGTTGGCGCGTTCGTACGAGCCCGGAATGGCTCCGTCGGAATTTGGGTGTCCGGTTCGGTACGTTCTGACATTTCCGAGGAGGGGTTCCGTGACCTTCGCGCCAACCCGCCCTCGGGAGACTGGCGCTCCCTGAACCGCCATCTCGAGCTAGTCGCCGCCCTGTCCGTGCCGGTGCCGGGGTTCCCCATCCCTCGCGCAGAGGTTGCTCTCGCCGCGTCGGCAGCAGGTGACGTGGAGGTTGAGTCGCTGATCTTGCCTCCTTGGGTTCCGGAGGAGGAGTTCGCCTTGGTCGCGTCCGCCGACTATCAAGAGCGGAAGAAGGTTTTGTCCGCCGCGCTAGCGGAGCCGACGGAACGCGACCGGGACTTCCTGCGCCGCCGTGCCGCCCTTGCCGCTTCGCGGTGATCCAGTGCCGCATCCAGGCACACCCCTCGAGGGCGCACGTTCACGGGAGATTGCTTGAACTACTACAGCCCCTCCCCGCTGACCTATTGGTTCACTCATCTGAACCACCAGACCCGTGGGCTAACTACCGGCGTTGCCTCCAATATGACGGTGATGCCTCACACCTGCTGGTGGTTCAGGATGACGCCATCCCAACACCCGGATTCGCAGACGCAACAGTAAGGATCGCTGAACGCCACCCCGACTCCCCAGTGTGCCTGTTCATGGGATCGATGCCGGCGTCAACCGCCGCGCTAGTCAGACGCGCGAAGCCTGACGTTCGCTATGTCTCGCTGACATTGTCGTCGTTCATGCCGCTGGTGTGCGTGCTGTGGCCCACCAAGGTGGCTCATGCGTTCCTCGAATGGTCGGCTGCGGCGCGCGGGATGACGCGTGCTGATGACGGGAACGCGGCCCGCTGGCTGCGTGCAACGAGGACGCAGGTGCTGGTGTCGGTGCCGTCGATCGTCCAGCACGACGACGGAGAACCTTCGGTGAAGGGCGGACGGTCGCATGTGCCGTGGGCGGAATCATGGCGGCAAGCACTCCAACTTGCAGATGATGCTGCACGCTACGACTGGTGATGCTGTCCGCCCCGATTTGATATAAGGCACCCAGCACGGCAGGCGAGGCTTGCTGCTGTGAGCGAGAACCAAGGGTTCTGGCGCGTCACGTAACGCGACCGAATAGGAGAACCCTGATGGATCCGCTGTTCCCCAAGATTCCAGAGAACCTGAGCGAGGTGTCCGATGCGGACATCGCGCAGCTTCTCACCGACCACCTCGCCGCGGCAGAGCTGATCGATTCCGACGACCAGGAGTTCCTCAAGGGACTCACGGCCGACGAGATCATCGCCCAGTACGCCGAGGGCGTCGACCAGATCAAGACGCTTCGCGCGGAGAACAAGGAGCGCGAGGGCGCGTACGCCGAGTTCGTCGCCAAACGGGACGAACTGAAGAACGCCCTGAACGAAGAGGACGCCGACGCACCGGAGGGTGAGGGCGACGAGGCCGAGGTGACGGCGGAGGCCGAGGTCGTCGCAGAAGCCGAAGCGATCCTCGAGGACGCACCCGTCGTGGAAGAGGTCCTGGAGGAGCAGGAGCTCGTCACCGCCTCGATCGTCCCGTCACCCCGCTATTCGCGGACACCTCCGGCACCGGCAGCGAACCGCATCAGCGTTTCGACCCCGGAGCCTGCCGGTACGGCGCTGGTTGCGGCCGGCGAGATGGGCTTGCAGTTCCGCGACCCGCTCACCCCGACGTCGCTCGCTGAGCTCGTCATCGGTGCGGCGGCGCATCACGGCAACCACCCGAAGGTCGACGCACCTGGCCGCTACCGGTTCGGCGGTCCGGAGCACAAGATCGCCCGGGCCGACTTCGGGTTCCCAGAGGACCGCATCCTGACGGGAAACCTGGATGAGGATTCCGCGAAGGTGCAGGCGAAGATCCCGGAGTCGTCGCTTCCCGGTTTCGGGAAGGGCACCGAGGAGAACGGCGCGCTGACCGCTTCCGGTGGTCTGTGTGCTCCTCTGACGCCGATCTACACGATGCCGAACTTCGGCACCGAGGCAGAGCCGGTCTGGGACAGCCTCCCTGTCTTCCAGGCGGCAAGGGGTGGTGTGAACGTTCCGGCGGCGACGTACATCGCGGACATCACGACCGCGATCTCGTCCATCTCCGAGGCGAACGACGCACTCGGTGGAACGTTCGCGACCAAGAGCTGTCAGGACCTGACGTGTCCCGCGTACACGGAGACGGCGATCCAGATCCTGGCTCACTGCCGCGAGTACGGCAACCTGAACGCCCGGGCGTGGCCGGAGAAGATCGCGCATGAGAACGCTTTGACGATGCAGGCTCTGGCCCGCACGTCGGAGGAGTTCATGCTCGACCGGATCAAGGCCCTCAGCGTCAACGTGACGAACGGCCTCGAGACGCTCGGCGCTCTCATCTATCTGGTGGACGCGATCGTGAAGTCGAAGTTCGGGATCGCGGGACGGCTGCGGATGCCCGCGAACGCACGGTTCACGGCACTGCTTCCGTCGTACACGCTGGATCTGCTTCTGCTCGACACGATCCAGACGCAGTTCGACAGGTTCAGGTCGAAGGGCGAGATCGAGGCGTACCTCCGCGGCGCGGGGATCGACCCGGTCTACTACCTCGACACGCCGACCACGGGAACAACCCAGCTTCCCGATTCGGCGCAGACGGCGGCGGCGATCGACGGCCTCCCCGACAACGTGCAGTGGGCGATCTTCCCGCAGGGCGCGTTCCTCGGGATCGACTCCGGCACGCTCGAGCTCGGCATCGTCCGGGACAGCACGCTGAACTCCACGAACGACTTCCAGGTGTTCGGTGAAAGGTTCCGGAACGTCGCTCGTATCGCTCCGGCTCAGGCGGCGTACTGGGTCACCTCCGACATCTGCGCTTCGGGTCAGTTCCCGCCCGCGGGCACCGTTCGGACGTGTGACTGATCAATGAGTAGAGAGGAGGTCTGACAATGGCAACGTTTGAGGCAGTCGGTCCGGCGTTCGCGCTTGACGGGCCTCCTCCCGTCGCTCCACCCCACTCCCTCCTGATGACGGAGGGAGTGGTGGTAGAGCGTGACGCCACCCGTGTGTTGAACGGCGTCAACGTGTGGGGCTACCCGACAGACTGCGCGAGCCTTTGGGAGCCTTGCCTGGACGGGACGTTCCGGATCAAGGATGACGAGTCGGAACAGCCCAACGTCCGCTTCGACTCGTTCGTGGTGTACAAGGCTGTGACGTGTTCCGCGATGGGCTTAAGGGATCCGCAGGAACTGTTCGACCGTGCCGAGGCCGTCCTCGACGCCACCGTTTCGGCTGGTATCGAGTCAGCGTTGGCCGCGGGTGTGGATTCGTCGTCCAACCCATTCTTCGGAGACTCGAACGTCGACATCCTGAACAGCGGGACGGCGGTGTCCGCGAAGATCGGACAGTCGTTCCTCGAGGAGTATCTGGGTACCCAATGCCGACAGGGAATGCTGCACTTCACCCCAGCGATCCTGACGTCGCTGCAAACATGGCCCGTCACGACGAAGGACAACACGGAACTGGTATCGGTTAACGGCACCCAGGTCGTTTCGGGGATGGGCTACCAGGGCGTCGACACGGCCGCGCTGTCGACCCCGTCAGCGAAGGAGGACTGGGCGTTCGCTACCGGCCCCGTGAAGGTGTACATGGGCCCGGTCCGGTTGGACTCGGTCAGGGAGAACCTGGACCGTGAGATCAACCTTCTCACGTTCCGGGCGGAACGGTACGTGCTTGCTATCTGGGACACCGCCTTGCAGGGCGCTGTTCTGGTCGACTGGTCTACGTGATTCGGAGGAGGTAAGAAATGGCTTTTAACTGTGGAGTGAGTTTCGGAGCGTGCCTCGTTCGGATCACGCGACTCGACTCGAACGGCAACGTCATCGCAGGATCTAACTCGTACGTGTCGGACAAGCCGATCTCGATCCAGGTCAACCCGAACAACGAAGCGGGGAACAACTTCTCGGTGCGGAACGGCTGCGGCTGCAAGATCGCGTCGCGGAAGAACCCGGACACGTTCAATTTCTGGGAGATCACGTTCGACGCTGCCGCGATGGAGCCCGTAATGCAGCAGTTCCTTCTGGGAGCAACAGCGATCACCGACACGGGTGTGACGGTCGGTGTGGCGTTCCCGTCCGCGTTGGACTGTGAGGAGCAGGCTCCGACTGTCGCGTTCGAGTTCTGGGCCGAGAACGTGACCGGCTCAGGGTTGGACGGCACCTATCCGTACTTCCACTGGGTGTTCCCCAGCACGACGTGGGTGCTCGGCCAGAACACGTTCCAGGAGGGTCCGGCGCAGCCGCAGTTCGTCGGGAACTCGCAGACGAACGAGAACTGGGGCGAGGGCCCGTATGGTGACGGTCCGCCGAACGGCGCTGACATCGCTGAGGGCGCATGGTGGGCCACCAGCGATGATCTGCCGACGGCGGAGTGCGCTGCCCAGAACGTGACGAGCACGTCGTAGCCTGATGGCAGGTCCATGCTCGCCGTGGATTACCGGGGATGACGTCGCTGACTGCTGCTCGGTGGAGAGCAGCGGCGGCGTCATCTTCGACCTCGTCGCGGAGCAAGCCTCGGACCTTCTGTTTGAGATCAGCGGTCGTCTGTACGCCGGGGAATGCGGTCCGCGTACGGTGCGGCCGGCGTGCGACGACTGCTGGTGCGGCTGGCAGGTGCTGTCGCGCGGCTACGTGATCGGACCGTGGGACTACGGCTACCCGCTCCTCTCCCTCTGCGACGGCTGTTTGACGGCCTGCTCTCCGTCTTTGGTGAAGTTGGCGGGGGTTCCTGTTCGTGAGGTGTCCGAGGTCAAGATCAGCGGCGACGTCCTCGATCCCAGCGAATACCGGGTCTACAACGACCGCTACCTCCAGAGGCTCGATGATTTGCGGTGGCCGTGGTCGCAGAACCTAGGACTGCCCGACACCGAAGAGAACACGTTCAGCATCACCTACACGTTCGGCGCTGACCCGCCCGCGTTGGGTATCGCGGCTGCCGCCTCGATCGGCTGTGAGCTCTACAAGGCTTGCTCGAGCGGGTCGGGTGAGTGCAGGTTGCCGTCGGGTGTGACGAAGCTGACGAGGCAGGGAGTCACGATCGACAAGCTCGCGTTCACGTCATGGGGAAAGAGGAACGGCCAGTGGTCCACCGGTCTGCCGTTGGTCGACGCGTTCCTCGCGACGACGAACCCGGCGGGGTTGCAGCGTCGGCCGACGTTCTGGTCTCCCGGTAAGCGCCAGTACGCGCAGGAATGGAGCGGCTAGTTGTGTCGCTCATCTTCAACGAGGCCGCGCTAGTCAACCTCCTCGAAGCACCTGACGGTCCCTACGGGCAGCGGTTGCTGCTCGTCGCGGAACAGATCACCCAGAACTACAACGACGCGATCGGAGGCGTCTGGCAGGACCAGACGGCGTCCGTGAAACCCCACGCTGACTTCGAGATCGACCGGGGCCAGTTCGGACTGCAAGCCGTGATCGGCATCCCGGCGGACGAGCGGCGGATCGCTGACTACATGGCGAACAAGTTCGCGAACATCGAACCCGACAAGTTCGTGCCTCGCATCATGGCCGGTTGGGACACGCCGCTCTGATGGCAGGCACCGGCCCCTCCGACCTGTTCGACATCACCCAGCAAGTCCTGGACGCGTCGATTGACGCGTTGAATACGATCCCTAGCCTCTCTCCGGGGCTCCTGGGTGCCCCGGAGAGAGCTTTCATTTGCTCCGGCCCCCCGGCCCTGGACTGCTGCAACCAGTTGACCGTCAACGCCGCACCTGTTGCCGAGGCAGCCACGAACCCGTTGAACCTTGGTGCGGGCACACGTCATCAGCAGCAGTTCCGCAAGAACTACGTCGGCTTCCTCATCTCGATCACCAGATGCACCGACTACCTGGACGACATCCCGTCCGCCGAAGCACAACAGGCCGTCGCGGAACAGACGTACGCGGACGCGTGGGCGCTGTGGAACTACCTGTGGAACAGCGAGCGGTCCGGTCGGCTGTTCACAATATGCGGTGGCGTGTTCAACGACCGGCTGTTCCCGATCACGAACGCCGGAGGGTGCGCCGGCTGGAACTTCAGCTTCCGCGCGGAAGTCGAAGGGTACGAAACCACCTTTTAACCCAGGAGGGTGTTGTGAAGGATTTCGATGTGTTGCTCGCCACAGACCGAGAGTTCGCTCTCGGCGGCGAGACGTTCCATTGGCGCTACCAGTCCCCGGAGGCGCTCGAGGTGTTCTCTGACAGCACGGAGCTCGAGGGGTTCCCGCTGTTGGACGCGCAGATCCTGCTGTTCATCGAACCCGCAGAGCACGATAGGTACAGGGCGTTGCGGGCGCGGGTTGAGGATCCGATTCCGGGTGGTCTGGTGATGGCCGTGATTCAGTGGCTGGTGGAGCAGCAGACGAACTTCCCTACCGTACTGCCCTCGCCCTCGGAGGTTGGGCGTGGGAAAACAGAACGTACATCGAAGGCCGCATAGCCTTGAACGGAGGCAACCCCGACGGGATGACGTTGCGCCGCTTCATCGGTGTTGCTTACGCGATCTTCGTGGAGGAGTACCAGCGGTTGAACATAGACCTTGTGTCCGCCGTCGATCAGGTGCGGCTGCTTGGAACGGGTGAGAAACCCGCGCCTCCCCCTGTTGATAACGCTGCTGCGATGCAGGAGCTGATGGGGATGATGGGCGGCGTCAAGGGAGCACCGGTATGAGCGAGTTCCTCGCAGAAGCACGCATCCTTGTTCGCCCGGACACGACCGGGTTCCGGGCGGAACTCGAGGCCGCGTTGAAGTTGGCGACGGCGAAGCCGATCGTGATCCCCGTCGTTGCTGCTGTGGCGGGGACGAGCGTTTCGAGTGCTGCGGCGGCGGTCCAGACTGCCGCCGCGAACCAGACGAAACTCGCAGCGTCGTCGGCGACGGCCACAGAGTCGGTCGGTGCTTTGAGTGCCGCGATGAAGAACGAGGCCGTCTCCAGTCAGGCTCTGAACTCTGCTCTGAACGGGGTGATTCTTCAGGGCGAGAAGTTGACGCTGACGCAGACGGAAGCTGCTAACGCGACGAACGTGAATACGGTGGCGCAGACGAGGCAGTTGGCACAGCTAGAAAGAGGAGCTGGCGCAACCGCTTTGTCGCTACTTAAGGTGCGTGGCGCTACCCTCGCGGCGTCCGGCGAGTTCCTTGCTGGCGCGGCTGCGGTGACGTTGTTCGCGAAGTCGGTGTCGTCGTTCGCGTCGTTCCAGACGGAACTGAACGTGTTCCGGGTCAACGCCGGCGCGACCGCCGATGAGATGGCCCGTGTTGATGCGGAAGCGAGACAGCTCGGTCGTGACCTGACGTTGCCGGGGATCACGGCGTCTGATGCTGCTCAGGCGATGACGGAGCTCGCGAAGGCCGGGTTAAGTGTCGCGGACGCTTTGGCTGCTGCCCGGGGGACGTTGCAGTTGGCGACGGCGGCACAGATCGACAACGGTGCTGCCGCGAAACTTGTGGCGGGCGCGTTGAACTCGTTCCAGTTGGCCGGAACGGATGCTGTCAAGGTTGCGGATCTGTTCGCTGGTGCAGCGAAGTCCGCGCAGGGTTCGATCGAGGACTTCGGGCCGGCTTTGGGGCAGGCTTCCGCGGTAGCGCATGGGTTCGGGATCTCGATCGAGGACACCGTCACGCTCCTGACCGAACTTGCGAAGGCTGGGTTGCAGGGAGGAAGGGCCGGTACGTCGCTGCGGGTCGCTCTGCTGCGTCTGGTGAAGCCTCCCGCGGACGCCGCGAAGGCTTTGAAGGACTTGAACATCCAGGTCCGCGATGTGAACGGGAACCTGCGTCCGCAGGTGTTCACGGACATCGATAAGGCGTTGCAGGGCGTGTCGAAGGCGCAACGTCAGGCGACCGAGGCGACGATCTTCGGTTCGGACGCTGTCCGCACCCAGATCCTGTTGGGGCAGGCGGGAGTGAAGGGATTCAACGACATCAAGAAGGCTGTGACCGAGGCGGGGTTGGCTCAGGAGCAGGCGGCGGCGCGGACGCAGGGGTTACAGGGCGACTTCGAGAACCTCTCGAACCAGGCTTCGTCTCTGGGGTTGACGTTGGGGCAAGTCGCGTCCGGCCCCGTTCATCTTTTCGTGTCTACTCTCGGGGAGACGCTGTCGAACGTCAACACGATTGCGGACGGAGTCCTTGTTCTGTCGGGGAACTTCAGGAAGCTTGGTTCTTCTATCTCTCAGTCCGATCCGGCGCTCGGGTTCGTCGCGAAGCACCTTGATGACATCGGCAAAGGCGTTCTTCTGATCAACCCGGTGACGCGGGCGTTGGAGATCGCGTCGTTCGCGATGAAGAAGTTCGGCGTCGACTCGGAAACGACAGCAGACAAAACGAAGTTCTTCGGCAACATCGCGAAGAACGCAGCCAAGGGCGTAGACGACCTCGCCGCTTCGCTGAAAGCACTCGCTGCCGCCGCCAGGGCGCAGGGACCGAAGGACACCGGGTTGGGTGTGACACCGATCCAGAACATCGTGACGGGGTTCGACGCGAAAACGGTGCGCGACAAGATCGCGCACGACAACGCACAGCTGGTCGCTGACCTGCAGGCGGAACAGGACTTTCTGATCGCGCAGCTTCAACGCCAGTTCGTCAAGAACCGTCCGGCGCTGAAGAAAGCGTTGGAGCAGTCGTTGTTGGGTGTCGTGAACGACCTCGACTCGATCCAGGCGACCGCTGCCGCGGGAGCGAAGGCGGCGAAGGACAAGGCCGCTCAGATCGCGAAGGACGCTTTGGCTGCCGCCACCGCTGCCGCTCAGGCGCTGATCAACCTCCAGAACTCCCGGTTGGATCTGCGGATCCAGGCGGCAGGGCTGACGAAGGGGACGGGGGACGACAAGCGCGCGATCAACGCGGCGATCAAGGTGTTCCAGGACCGCATCGATGGGATCAACAAGGTGAAGAACAAGACGGTCGAGCAGCAGCAGGCCGTCGTTGACTTGCAGTCGAAGATCGTCTCGTTGAAGTTAACGCTGAAGAGCCTGAACGCCACAGCGAAAAGCGACAGCGGGTTTTCGCTGTCGGATCTGTTCAGGGAGGGTGTGTCGCAGTTCTCCCAGTTCGGCTCCAACACCGCGGGCCGCAACGGCATCCTGTCGGCGCAGGACGCCCGGGCGTCTTTGGGCGCGAACATCGCTTCTATCGCGGGGGCGCAGTTGACGGAGGCGCAGAGGCAGACGGCGCTTCTGGCTTCTATCGACGGGAACACCAAGACCGGCAAACGGAACACGAAGGCTGCGACGAGCAAGCAGCTCGCACCCACCCTTTCTCTGACCGCGGCGGAGCTCGCCGCCATCAACGGATACGGTTGACCTGATGCCTGCCATTCCCGCCTGGGCGTACCCCAACGTTTTCGACCTGACCAATCCCTACTCGGGGAACCTGTCGTTCAACGAACAAACAGCGTCCGGCATCTACTTGTTGATTCAGGATGGCTGCACGTTCGACCTGAACGTGAGGTCGACGTCGAACGATGTGCCGCAGGCTGACGGCTCTATTTTGCACACCCGGTTTCTGACGGGCACGACGATGCAGTTGACGGTGCAGTTGTGGGAGACACGGAACGAAATGGCGTGTGAGGGGGCGTTGCTGGTGGAGATGCTCGACAACCTGTCAGGGTCTGTCCGGTCGCTGTTGAACGCGGGTGACAACGAGGGACGACTTGCGTGGGAGGTGGATGGCGCGAACGAACGGATGTTGGACGACATCAGGTTGTCCGTCTACCCCGTGTTCACCCCGGGTCCGCCGCCCACCGTCACGTTCACTATTGATTCTCAGTATCCGTACGCGCAGGATTTGACGCAACAGTTGACGACGTTCTTGGATGGTGTGCCGAACACGATCACGAACAACGGCACCGCTGACTACTGGCCCGTGTTCCAGGTCAACCGCGCAGCCGGCGTCACCAGCGCATCTGCGGTCAACGATTTCATCATCCAGAACCTCACGACGGGGATCGACTTCGTCTACTCCTCGTCCAATCCGGGTGCGTCCCCGATCTCGGCTGGCGGTCACTACGCGGAGATGGACAACTTCCGCAACACCATCTTCGAGGACGGCGACGGAGCCAATTTGTCGGCGGGGATCACTGAGTTGGAGTCTGATTATTTCCCGTTGGTGACGGGGGACAACACGATCGTGATCACGGGGTGCGACATGGACATGTTGTGGGCTCCGGCGTGGGGCTGATGTAGGTGGGCTGGACGGCACGCAGTTCTCCGATGGGCGGTGACAGCGCATCGTTCGTGAACGACGCCGCCGTGTCGTCCACCGGGATCGTGGTTGCTATTGGCGCGCAGGACCCAGGCGGCTCTTTTCCGCAGCCTTTGGTGATGCGCTCCGCCGATGGTGGGTTGACGTGGGCGGAGTCGGTGTCGTATCCGTGGACGACACCGGGAAGCTTCAACTCGTCGTATGTGACGTGGTGCGAGTTCCTCGGCCTGTTCGTCGCCGTCCACTATGTTGGCGCTGACGCTGTGTTGTGTACGTCGGCTGACGGAGATACGTGGGCGACGATCTGGACGGACCCGACATCGATCAGCCCCTCCAAGCCGATCTCCTGCGACTCGATCGGCCTTGTGTCTATTCCGGGTACGGACTTCACCGGTGCCGACTCGGGCGTTGTGTTGACGACGCCTGACGGGGTGGCGGTGACGTTGCATACGGGGACTTTGACGATGAAGTACCCGGTTCGGGGCGCATGGTCGGACAGTGAGGGGGTGGCGATAACTGTTGGGAGGGACAGCGTGGCGTTCGGGGACGCGATCCGCCGTTCCACGGACGGCATCAACTACACCGGCATTTCGTCTCCTATCAACGCGACGTCGTTCAACCACGGCGACTACGTGTCGTATTTGCCGTCGTGGTCGGCGTGGATCGTGTCCGGCCAGAACGGCAGCGGCCGGTTGGCGGTCAGGTCCGCCGACGCAGGACTGACGTGGTCAACGATCGTGATCCCTGGGTTCTTCAACGACCCCGTCAGCGAGCTCGTTGACGGCCGGGTGTTCGACGCTTCGACTACCCCTGACGGGGCGGTGTCGTCGGACGGCGGTGTGACGTGGGAGGCTTCGAACTCGATCCCTCTCAGCTGCCAGGCGTCTGTTGTGTTGGCTCTTCCTTCGTTTAGCCGCAACCTCGTCGCGGGGTGCGTGCAGGGGACGTCCGGGCAGGACGTGGTGATGACGGGCACCCCGGTGCGGATCCTGCCGCCGCCGTCGAGGGGAGGGGGAGGACCGGTTCTGTGGCGCTACTTCCTCGCAGCGTTGGACGGAACGGGTGTCACTGACCTGTCGAAGATCACGTCGGACCGTGTGGTCGAGGTGATCCTGAACGGGCCCCTGTCGATGACAGGGACGGTGCCGTCCGATAACCCGAAGGCGTGGATCCCCTACGACGGCGACACCTACAACGACCCGTATCTGTCCGAGGGAACACGGCTGATGTGGGGGTTCAGGCGTGAGTCGTTCACGTCGCCGTACTACACGGTGCGGGGCGCGACGATCGTCAATCTGGTGGAGGACACCGCGGAGGGCGACGATGCACGAACACGGTTTGTGGGGTGGGATCCGTGGCACTACATGATGAGCCGTCCCGTCACCGACATCGACGGGAACCTCCCCGGCGAGGACGGCCTGTCGTTCAACGACACGAAGGTCTCGGTGATCGTGTGTGAGCTGTTGCGGAACACGATCATCAACTTCGGGTTCGCGTACATCGACGCCGGTGACGGTTCGAGGATCGGTGAGGGTTCTCAGTATCAGGACTGGGGCGGCTCTGCGGAGTACGGTGGTTTCCTGGATGACACGCCTGTGGTCAACTGGAACATCCCGCAGGGCACCAGTGTGGGTCAGGCGTGGGCCGATCTGTGCGCCGCGGGTCAGTGCGACATCATCCTCACCCCCATCTACGAGCCTGCCGGTCGGACGGTCGGGACCGATCTGGTTGTGAACTTCCTCTGCGAGATCAGCGTGTACGTGCAGGCTGGTGTTGTGAGGGACGACCAGATTTTTGCGTGGAACTTGCCTGGGCGCAGCCTGATGGGGTTGACCCGTCAGCAGGACGGCTCGTCGCGCGTCAACGACTTCTATGCGTTCGCTGGTCCGGGCGGCACGGGTGGCGGTCAGGCGACGTCGATCGACAACGACTCGATCACGAAGTACGGCGTGTATTTGGCGCAGCAGTTCTTCCCCGGCCTGAACGGACCAGACACCGTCGCGAACGTGGCGGCGGCGGCGTCGTTCGCACAAGCACAAGTGGCACTCAGGGCGTTGGGCAGGCAGACGGTGACGTTCGTTCCCGCCCCGGAGCGTTCTCCGCGTCCGTGGCAGGACTATCAGCTGGGGGATCGGATGCCTATTTGGGCGTCGAAGGAAAAGTTCCGCCAACTGCTGTCAGGGAGCACGTAGATGTCGATGTACGAGTGGCTCCAGGACTTCCCCGCGACCACCCCGGACACTGTTGCCGTGATCAACGTCGGACTGATCTGCAACGACAGCGACCGCGACCGCGTGATCCTGTGGGGGTTCTGCGACGAGGCGAGCTTCCCCAGCGCGTCCCCCACCGCCCGTTTGCAGACGTGGGAGTACTACTCGGGCGACTGGCATCTGGTCACGACGGCGAGTGCGCCGGCTTCGGCGAGCGGGGGTCCGTTCGGGATGTGTTACGACGAGGCACGCTCCGAGGTCGTGGTCGCCGTGAAGCCCGGAGGGGGCGGCGCGATCCAGACGTGGACGTACAACGGCACGAACTGGACGCAGAAGTCTCCGGCGCACACACCGACGATTGTCGTCACCGGCCAGAACCTCGTCTACGACGCAACCAACTCGGTGTGTGTGTTGTTCGGGTCGAACCTCGGCTCGGTGATGGAAACGTGGACGTGGGACGGAACCGACTGGACGCAGATCGTGACTGCCACGTTGATGACGCCGTGGCGTAACAGCTTCCCGTTCGCGTACTACCCGCCGACGGGGACGTGTCTGATGTTCGGCGGCAACGACGGCGGCACACCTTTGGATGAGACGTGGGAACTCGACGTCGGCGCGAACACCTGGACTCAGCTGTCTCCGGCGACGACTCCGACGGCGTCGTCTGAGGGATACATGGTGTACGACACGACCGTCGGCCAGATCGTTATGGAGAGCCCCATATCCGTCGGTGTCCTGCATGAGACGTGTTTGTGGGACGGGAGCGACTGGACTGTTATCGCTCCCTCTCCTGATTTCCCAGCGACGGGGCCGTGGATGCCTATGGCTTTCTGTACCGAGGTAGGCAAAACGGTCGGCTACCGCAACGAGTCAACGAACGACCGCGAAACGTGGTTCTTCGACGTTGTCACCCCGAACGCTGCCGCCTACCAGAGGGTGTTCGGGTGGCGCGCAGTGATTGACGACAACGCCCTTGAGACTGTTGAGCTTCTGGTGTCGCCGTCGGCGGGTGACGCGTGACCGCCTCGAACCGTCGTCCGTCTGTTCCGGGTGCTGTTGGCGATAACCGCCGTCGCATCCAGGTTTTGGAGGCTGTGGCGGGAGGGGGAGGCACCGGGTCTGGTCCTACCGGTCCTACTGGTGCCACCGGGACGACGGGGGCGACAGGTCCGACTGGCCCTACCGGGCCGACGGGAGCTACGGGAGCGACTGGTTCTGGCACGACAGGAGCGACGGGGCCGACAGGACCTACGGGCGCAACGGGAACAGGCACGACGGGTGCGACCGGGCCGACCGGTCCTACGGGCCCTACGGGTGCGACGGGCGCAGGAGTGACAGGCGCGACTGGAGTCACGGGTGCGACAGGTGCGACTGGAGGGACGGGAGCGACAGGAGCGAGCAGCAGGACGGAGATCACGCTGAAGGTGATCCCCGACGTTGCGACTCTGACGACAGGCGACGGGCAGATCATCACGATGATCCCGGCGTCGCTGAACGGGCTGAACCTGACGGCTGTCGCGGGTTTCGTGACGACGGTGTCGTCGTCGGGTTTGCCGACCGTCCAGATCCGTAACGTCACCGACGCAGTCGACATGCTGTCCACGAAACTGACGATCGACGCGTCCGAGTTCACGTCGTATACCGCTGCGACCGCTCCTGTGATCGACACTGCTCACGACGACGTCGCGACTGGTGATCTGATCGCGATCGACGTTGACGTGGCGGGGACCGGGGCGAAAGGACTCGGCATCGTGCTGACGTTCGGACCATGAACGCCGTCGACTTCGCGTCTCTCGTCGCGGACTTCACGGGCGCGAACCAGAACCCTTTGTCGGACGGAGGGAAGTGGGCGGTCGTCAGCTCGTTGGGGATCCCGCTTCAGCGGACAGGGAACCAGGTCACGTCGACGGGGGCGACGACAGGAGAGTCGTATTGGACACCGGACCTGTTCGGCCCCGATCTGGCTGCGTATGTGACCGTCGCGACGCTTCCGGGTTCGGGCGACAGCGCCCGCATCTATGCGCGCGGCCAGCAGATGGGCGGCGCGAACACCTGGGACGGCTACAGCCTCCGCTGGCAGAACCAGGCGACACCGCAGTTGTTCATCGACAGGATCTTGAACAACGGGATCACGAACCTCGCGACTCCTAACCAGGCTTTGACGGCGGGAGACAAGATCGGGATCGTGCTTGTCGGCAGCATGATCGAGTCGTGGGTGTTCCGCTCGGGAGCATGGTCGATGGTGTCTCAGGTGTTCGACTCGACCTATCCGAACGCTGGCAGCGTCGCGCTCGGCTGTCGCAACACAACCGGGAGGCTCGACGACTTCTACTGCGGCACGATCCAAGACGTGCAAGCGTCGTTCGTATGACCGCTGTTCTGCTAGAGACGAACAGTCTCGGCGGCGGGGTATGAAGGGTGCGGCGGGCTGCAACAGCAGATCTACCGGTGGCTGAAACGATGACCGACCCCAGGAGGATACTTTTACGATGAGCTCACCAACCCAGAAAAAGAACTGGCGCAACGCGATGGTCGCTGAGTGCAAGACGGCTGTCGGCAACGAGCCAAACATCCATTACTCCCAGCAGAGGCCGTTCCACTACTACGCGAACATCGGCCACGGGTTCGTCGTGCTCGACTGTTCGGGCTTCGTAGGGAACGTGTTCTGGGAGGCCATGCACGCGACAGGTCAGTTCCTCCATGACGTGTGCGACTTCCGCTACACCGGCATCGGGAACACCTCCAGCATCGAGGCGTACCTGCGTCGCAACGGCAAGTTCGTTAACGAGATCAACGGATATCTCGTCGGTGATGTGGCGCGGTGGGGAGAAGGTAACCACGCCCACACCGCTGTCTGCTCGAAAGCGGGCACCGCCAAGACTGCGCAGTGGACGTCGCATGGGCGCGAGGCCGGACCTAACCTCGTCAACCTGCACTACCGTCCCGATTTGGTCGGGGTGTGGCGGCACCCCGCTCTTCTCTGATGTCGCGCTGTGCCGTCAGCGCGTTGTTTACGTCCTTCGCCGGGAGGAGATGGTGAATGAGTGACCATCGACTTCAAGGAGCCGTGTGAAGGGATGGTCTACGTGCCCCCATTCTTCGCTGGTCTTGTGTTGGCCGAAGGAGCGTTCAACGTCACGAACGCGTTGAACCTGATCGCCCTCGCGATCCTGATGGCCGGCGTGTTCGCCGTCGCCCGCTACCGGGCAGCGTTGGCGGCAGCGGACGCGTCCGCGAAGGCGTGGCATGAGGAGCGGGACGCGTCGATCGCTCGAGCCGACCGGGTGACGGAAGAGCTCGTCAAAGCAACCGCGGAGAACAGCGCGTTGCGTGCCCGTCCTGACCTGGACACGCTCACCGATCTGGTGCGGGGCCAGGGGGACAAGATCGATTTGATGGCCGACCGGATCGTGGCGGCGATTAAGGACTCCAACCCCGACTTCGCCGGACAACGGGGAGGTGAGTTATGAACCTGTCGGTCGCTGATGTGTGTTTGATCATCATCGCCGTCTGCTCCGTGATCATCGTGGTCGCCGGAGTCAACGCAATCTAAGGAGAAAGATGCTCACCAAGATCAGCCTCACGATCGCGGCGCTGATGGCGATCCTGAACGTCGCTGTCCTGTTCGGCGTCGACCTCTCGACGGAACAGCTCGCCGGCATCAACACCGCCC